GAAAGGAACACCACAACGTCCAATGGTAATGACTTCTTCGCTAATGATTTCTGCAAATTGATGCAACGATAACCCGCTCATTGTCACGTCTGCAATAATATTATCCATTGCTGCAGGTGCTGTGATGACTTCGGGTTTAAGAAATATCATTCCAGTCAAGCCATCAATCGTTCTTGCTGTGGCGTTGTAATAAAGTGCCCGCTGTTTGTAAGCGTAATATTCCGCGTCAGTTTGACCGCTTAGGCGTGGAAGGTATTTAATACCTTCTTTGTGGATCTCGTCTTGCCCTTCTGACGCGTGTTCGCATCGTTCCCATATTTCATAATACTCGTGATACTCGCTGTGTTTTGCATCGACTGCCATTTTTATATTCCTGTAATTGTAGCTAAATTAGGGCGATTATTAATAATCGGATATTCAAAATCAATGAAATAACGAATAGCAGTGCCAATGTGCTGATAATCACTATCAGCTTCAAGAAACGTAGAGCCATCTTTTAACTGACCTGTTGATAATGATTTGTGAGTGTATGGCGCGTTTTTTGTATTAACAAATATGAAGTTTTCACTATTTGCATTGCGTATTTTTGCTCTTACTGCGTTTTGTCCGTCTTTTATTGATCTAGTTGATGGCTTTACTCTTCTTGAGTAGCTCCATTTATTATCTCTTAATATTTGTTCAATATCAGTATAGTCTGAGGCGTGTCCGTGTTTTTCCCCTGCTTTTCCTGCTGGATCGCCATAAATTAAAACATGTTTATTTTTATGATTTTTAAACTTATCCACAAATTCTAAGGCTGACTGTTGCGCCACTGCACTGATTAAAATAATTTCATCAAGCAATAAAATGTTATTTCCTCTGATAACGCCTATTCCGCTGGATAATGGCGTAAAGTTAAAGTCATGATACCAGCATAATTGCTCATGTTCTTTTATGGTTTCATCAGTATAATTATCACTGCAATAATCCTCATAAATTCTACCGCTTGCAGTTTCAAAACTTGCTTCAAATTCTTGTTTAAATTGCTTTTCGCTCATTACTCTACGAGCTGATTCAATCACGTCTGGCGGCAATATCTCGCTACTTTTCCAATGATATAACGCCCAGTCTGGATCACCGCTGTTTTTGGCATATTCTGCCATCTCATAATAATGATTTAAACCATCGGGAACACCAAGCAACCAGCACCAAGCGCGATAATCAGGGCGCAAAGGGTGAACGGTATTTAATGCAGGCAGTATGTTTTCAGCCCACGCATTTGATTTAATATCTGCAATTTCATCAATGCCGCCGCCTGTCCATGCAATACCTTCAATACGTTCAGGCTTATCTAAGCCAATTAAATGTATTTCAGTTTCGTTTGGTAGCGTGATAATTAAATCGGTTTCACTTGGTTTTTTATCATGAGTGCATGAAAACGTGAGTGCTTTCATATCTTGCCAGTAAATCTTTTTAACTTGGCTGTATGTTGGCGCAGCAATAAAGTATTTCTCACCATCATTTAGCATTGCTTGCTTTGCTAAAAACCGTTTGAATCGTTCTGTTTTGCCGCTACGTCTACCTGCTGGAACAACTGGGAATCTAACACCGTTTTCGACTGCTTTAATCAATGCTAACTGAACAGGGTGGTCAATTAACTTGTACCACCGATTGTGCTGATTTTCTAGCTGCGTTTGCTGTCTTGTTTTCATTAGTCAGGAAGTTTATTGACTAAATCTTTTAAAACGTCTGTCATGCTTGTTTCTTGTATTTCTACGCGATCAATAAACATACCACCCGACTTTGCAAGCAGTTCACTTGCTTTTAATCTATCATTCATTTTTTCAACATTTTCACGCATTATACTTGACCAAAATTCTTTAATCTCATTTGCGTTTGCAATGCGTTTGTTTTCAATCGGATTTGCTAATTCTGCAATATATTCTTTAATTGTAGTATTTTGCAGTAATTTTGAGGCGTTTGTATTTATATCTTTTTCACTATAACCAGCTAAACGAGCTGATTCTGTCGCATTACCATTGGTAGCATAATGCTCACAAAAAGCCTTTTGTTTAGGTAATAATTTTTTATTTTCCATATTTCCCCCTACTGTGCGGAAACCCTATAAGGTATTTTAGCTTTTAAGCACATTCTAACCATTGCTAATATTGTCGGTTTTAACTCAAGTGGTTCATTGGCAAATTTTAAACGATTTAAAACAGCGTTTTCGCCTTTTGTTACCGCATATAAATTTTCAATATTAAAATTTTGTTTATTATTATCATAAAACCTAATAATTATGCTTGGCGATATTTCGCCATAATGCTGCTCATAAATCAAACGATGCTTTAATTTCCAACAATGGTGTTTGTTACCACCTTCAGAAACTTTAACATAAACATAACCATCTCTATCTATTCTTTCATCGCCAATTTGTCTAGTTCTATAACCAGTATGACCTTTTTTAAATCTGCTTTCCGATTCCCCATTGACGCCTTTTAATCCTTTATTCCAAGGCGTAAACCCTTTTTCAAACTGCCCGCTGTTCATTTTAAAATAGCAGGTAGCTCTTTACGTTCTGGAATATCATTAATGCGTGTTTGTGCATCAAGGACTAAACGCGCATTATCGACAATTGTACGCGCAATAATTGTCAAACTTTTTGAGCGTTCTGCTTCAAAAGCCAGTTGTTCAACGCTTAATGATTCTTCGCTCAATCTTTCCATTTGAGCAAATAAATGATTGTTTAAATCTGTCAATGTGTTTTTCATTCTAATTTCTATAAGCCATTAATATTTCTTTGCACATGCCTGAGCGCACAACATCATCCACCGTAAACTCAACCATGCCTATCTTATCCACATTTTGTAATCGATTAACCGCGTCTTGTAAACCGCTCATGCCAGCAATATCTTTCTGCTCAATATCACCATCAATAATGACTTTGCAATCCTCACCAATGCGCGTTAAAAACAGCTTCATTTGCTGTGGCGTGCAATTTTGCGCTTCATCTAAAATATAAAAACACCGTGCAAACGTTTTGCCACGCATAAATTCCAGTGGTTTAAACTGAATAGATCCACGTTTTAGCAAATACTCTGTGTGCGATTTCCCAAGCCGCTCATTAAGCACATCTAGCAAAGGCTCCATATAAGGCGCATATTTTTCGGATAATTCGCCCGGCAAATAACCAAAACCACGACCAGCTTCAACGTTAGGTCGCGTCATAATAATTGTGTCAATAATGCCCTCTGACAGCATTTGAGCAGCTACCCCTGCCGCTATATACGTTTTACCTGTTCCCGCGCTACCAATGGCAAATGTGATGACATTAGCGCGTATTTGATTCAGATATTGCTGCTGTGTTTTGTTTAACGCTCGGATTGGTTTAATTTTCGGCTCATAATAATCATTTTGTGGTGCAAACTTAGCTGATCGTTTCTCTTTTCGCTTCATGCAATTTTGTTCCTGTTATTATAAAAAACATCCGCCACTACATAACCGCGTAAACATAACCTCATGCTCATCAATAAAATCGCATTCTTCAATGCGTTTAAACTGTGACGTTAAAAAATAGCCTTTTGGTTGTAATACGGTTTTATCAAATTCAATCACTTTTTCACGATCTTGTGACTGCATAACATGCGCCCATTCTTTTTGCGTATGGTTTGGACACATCCAACAGGATGATCTTGGTGGTTCAGTATCAAACGTTCTTTGCACTAATGCAATACAATCACTTCTGCGCATTTGCAAATCAAGCAGAGGAAAAACTTTATTCCATTTTTTAGATGGTTTCATTCTTGCTGCTCTGTGGATTTCGTCAGTTGAGAAACCGTATAAAACATTGTATTTTTTTTGTTTAAATTTTTCATTGCAAAAACTAATAAATACATCTTTTTTCCAATGATTTGAGCAAAAAGTACGACCACGACCTTCATTAAAAAAAAATGGTGGCATATCCATATTAGCAAAATATTTAGAATAATTACTTGCTTTAGCAATATAAAATGCAATTCCTGCTTTTTGAAGCATTGGCAACGTAAACGCGTGAAGAAAATCAAAAACAATTGCTTGTTCAAATCCCGTATCACAAAAAACAAACGCATCAACTTTTATTTTACCTTGCGCGGCTAATATAGCCATTGCAGTTGATTGAACACCTCCACCAAAACTGCATATATTCATTCTTGTTCCTGTTTAAGTTAACCATCAAGTAATTAAACCATAACCCCGCATTGCAAAATTATCAGAAATGCTGCGGTAAAAACTGCTCCCGTCTTTTTTTCGTGCGAGAGGACACGCGTTAGGGTTTAATTCTTCATGGTTAAACCAACCAACCCAGTTATTGATAAATCGCCATAAAGTGATTTCTAGGTTGGTTGGTTAAAAAGATTATATTCTAAAAAGTAAAAAATAGTAATTTTATTTTTAAAAAATTAAACATACAGTTAAATATACAAGCCACTATACATATATACACCTCTTTAAAGAGAGGTGTATATGTATGTATACTTTTTGGCCAGACCTATACAATATACAAAAGTATACAAATGTATATGTATGTATACTATATTTTCTCCCAATACCATTGCCCATTATTTTCAACAAGACCTTGTTCTATAAGTGTTTTTACTCCTTCCCTAAACCAACCTGCGTGTCGTCCTGTGTTTTTTACAGCATAGCATTCAAATGCAAATGGCTTCCATTGTTCAAGCGTCACCACAAAATGATCTTTTTCTTCCAATGTATACTTTTTCCCATCTACTTTTGTTTTTTCAACTGCCATTTTTAACCCGTCAAGCGTCTTTTTTGTTTTGTCGGATAACTCTTTTTTCTCCTCACCAACGCCAACATATTCCAAATAAACGCCCTCAATCTGTTTTCCTTCGTCATCGTCATAAAAACAATCGCCCTCAAGATCAACCACTTTTATTCTAAAATCCATATTATTGCCTGCACTAAAATCTTTTGATTTGGTACATGACAGCGTGACTTCCATTTTAGATTTCTTTGTCATGCAAAATTCTGCGTCCATGCCTGCTTTAATTGCACTGCTTCCACGCGCCCTGCCCTTGTCGCCATGACCGCTGTGGTGAACAGGCACAATAGCTGCATTGTATTTTTTAGCCAATAATTCCATGTTAGCCAAGAATATCGCCATATCCTCGCTGCTATTCTCGTCACCGTGCATATTTCTGTGCATTGTGTCGATAAAAATGGCGCATGGAGGCTCGTCTAAGCCTAACCCATCTAATATACTGGCTACACGCATAACCGCATCTGTATCGAGCAAATTAACGCTTTTTGTGCTAAAATAAATATTGTCAGGATTCATGTTGTATTTTTGTTTGAGAGCTTGCATCCTCATTGCAAGCCCTCGATGCCCTTCCCCAGCAATAACCACCACCGTGCCTTTTTTAGTTTTGTGACCGTGCCATGGAATCCCTCTGCCAATACAAAACGCCCAATCCATGGCAATCAGCGATTTACACGCCCCAGATTCACCAAAAAGTAACGTGTTTGAGCCGCGCTCAAGTAGGTTTTTAATTACCCAATCAGCGCGTGTGGTGTTTGCCATCAAATCATGGACTGAAACAAACAGGTTTTGCTTTTGCCCAATAATAAAATCCGCAACGGCCGATATGCCTGCGCGTTTTGCCATGTCGTTAAAATCTTCACCAACAATAGGCGAGTGGATAACTTCTACCCCGCATTTATTGGCTTTCTCGATACCTACACCGCTTGCGTCATTATCCGCGCATATAATCACCCTGCCTTTGTACTGACTGCGCACCATGTCGCACACTGGCTTTAAATTCCCAGCGTTAAACGCAACCACAACACATTGTGCTGTGGCTTCGTGGATTGTCATGGCGGTGGCAAATCCTTCGGCAATGATTACCATGTCGGACGGCTCACCAATAGTGAAGTAACCGCCCTGCATTTTACCGCCCGTGTAAAATCGTTTTGTGCCGTCTGTGGAAATATATTGAAGCGACTGGATTTCACCACCCACGCCATAAACAGGAATAACGAGTTTGCCGTCATAAATGCGCAGTGCTGCGTGTGATTTGACATTTTTGCGCGTCAAATAATCGTGATCTAAAGCGTGTGGGAGTTTTGCATACAGCTCCTGAGCGTTAAACGCTGCGTTGCTGTAAGCAAAATCCCGTTCTTCTTTGGCTTTCTCAATAGCTTGTTCGCGTTCGTAATCGTTTTCGCTACTTCTAAAGCCATCAGCAAACCAAACGTGTTGCTCGCCCGATTTCCAGTCACCATAACATGCGCCTTTGCCGTCTATAAATAATGATACCCAGCCAGATTTCTCTTTGCCTGTAGTGGCAAAGCGCGTAATGCCGTGCTGATTTATATGCGTTGGCGGATTTATGCCCGAAGCGCGTATTGCATTTAATAGATCATTCATAAATTTTCCAAATATTGCGCTAAGCGTTCAACGGTTTTTTCATAAGGTGTTTTTTCTTTTTTAAACTGGTCGTGCAAAAATCGATGCAGCATATTGCGCGACACGCCCGATTCCTCCGATACTTTGCTGATATTCATTAAACGGAGTTTTTCTTTGATTTGTTCTGCTGTCATTGTGTGCTTTCCTTGTTGTATTTTAAGATTTAAAAAAATATGTTTACATTATAAACTATTTTTAGTAATATAGTACCCGTAGTAACAAATTATTTTTTTTAATCCCAATGCGGAGCAACACAATGAAATACTCTCAAGACGTTATTAATTTGGCAACATCAATGGGCGTACACCCAGCCGATGTTTTAATGTTTGCACAATCAGTTGTAAATTCAATTAGCCAAGACAACATGGTTGATTCTTTTATTGATTCTGACGAAAGCACCCGCACAGAATTATCTTTAGCTTATGCCCAACACGCAACAAAAAAATTCCAATCATTTACTAACACTTATTTAGTAAATGAAGTTGCACGCTCTTATTTTCAATCTGCTGTTTATGCTGGAGGTGTAGCATGAGCCTTTTAAACACGATTAGCAAACCAGTCAACAAATACCGCCTGTTTACCATTTATGGTGGAGCTGGTATTGGCAAAACTAGCCTAGCCAGTACATTCCCCGCACCTATTTTTATCAGAGCAGAAGATGGTTTATCTGCTGTTCCTTCCAGTGCAATGCCTGACGCCTTCCCATTGCTTACAAGCAGCGACGATATTTATAATCAACTGTTAACTTTAATTAATGAAGATCACCAGTACAAAACGTTGGTGATTGATTCAATCAGTAAACTTGACCGCTTATTTACTGACGAAATAACCAAAGGCAACACCAGCGCGAAAGCATTAGCACTTGCAATGGGTGGTTATGGCGCAGGTTATCAGGCATTATCATCTATGCACGGCAGAGTACGAAAAGCGTGTCAGATTTTAGTTGATAAAAAAGACATGAACATTGTTTTTTTAAGCCACGCAGAATTAAACACAATTGATTTGCCAGACAGTGATGCTTATCAACAGTATGGCTTAAAAATGGAAAAGAAATCACAAAGCCATTAC